GCGGCGGCATAAGAGCTGCTGCAAAAAAAGAATACAATTATATTTACACTGGAAAAAATGAAGATGTTATTAATTTTGATATAAATTTTAATAATGCATTTCTGCAAGAAGCGTATGCTAATTTTGGTATGAACCAAGCAGCTCGATCATCTGCCGGCAGTGATAGAAAAACTTTCCAAGCAACAGACGGTAATTCTGGATCTTCTCCTAGTACTGCAAAAAGTGATAGAAAAGGTCTAGGCGGCGGCCAAGTTGTAGAAACAACTAAAATGACAATTACAGGAGATAGCAGAACTAGTGATATAAGAAAAAGGATGGCTGAAACATTCCATCATAGATTACTAAATTCTGACGTAGACTTAATTACAGCTGAAATAGAAATATGGGGAGACCCATTTTATCTTCCTAGCCAATCTGGAAACTACATGCCAGAACGTGCACAAGGAACGCCGTCAATGACAGACGAAGGATATATGACTTATATTGAAAATCAAGTTTATATAATTGTTAATTTTAGAACACCTCTTGATTATAGTCAAAACTCGCACAATATGCTTTTTCCAGATGAAAAAATTGTTCCTGAATTTAGTGGTATTTTCCAAGTATTGTCTGTTGAAAATGTTTTCGAAGGTGGACAGTTTAAACAACGGTTAGATTTAATAAGATCAAGATCTCAAGAAGTATCAGGCGAAGCAGGAACATTCGTACAGGTCAACGACGAAGTAGGCGATAAAGTAAATGATAATCCACTAAGTGCAAGTAATGACGGCGATGAAGGCAGCAACAATGACGGCACAACAACAGACCAACCTTGTAATTCTAATAAACTTATTTCAACAGCTTATGGCGATCTTAAAGATAATGTTTCTAATTTGTTTCCTGATTTAAGTACCGTAGCCGGAGATGCAATTATGTCTCAAATTCCTAGTGTAACAGTTGCAGGAATAACTTGGTCTCCTTCAAAGAGTTTGTTTACTGCACCACCACAAATTAAAGAAGATATAACCGCAGCACAAGCAGCGTTTGAATCGGCTTTAGAAAATTCGCCCTTAAATTTAAGAGGATTTAGCTAAATGGCAGTTACAGTAAGTGATATGGACAGAGCATTACTTAGACTTATTGCTGACGGAGAAGCAGTACGGAGTAATCCGTACTGTAGTGTATGGCCAGGACATGTTGAACCTGAGCTAACGGTAATGACGTTATCACAAGTTGAGTCATATCAGAAACAAAGAATAAAAGATGGAAGAAAATCTAGTGCAGTAGGCAAGTACCAATTTATAAAAAGTACACTCAAAGAATGTGTAGGGTATTTAGGATGTGATCCTATGCGGACAGTGTTTTCTAGAGATGTTCAAGATGCGTTAATTATTCAGCGATTAATAAAATTTAGAAAATATGATCAATGGAAAGCAGAATCAATTGATACTGGAAAATTTATGATTTTCCTTGCTGCTGAATTTGCTAGTATGCCAGTTCCTTATGATATACCAGCAGGCAGCATATACAAAAATTCTCCTAGAAGAAATCTTAAAAAAGGACAAAGTTTTTACGCAGGCGACGGATTGAATAAAGCCAACCATGACCCAGATCATCTATATCAAGCACTTGAGGACATTAAAGCTGGAGGATCGGGAGAAGTTCAAGAAATAGATGTTACAACTACAGGTAGTAATAGAGCCCTTCCTCCAACAGGTGTAAGTGAAAAAGCACAAGTAGAAAAATCATCAGCAGGACCTGGGGTTGGAGCATATAGGGGCACACGAGCAGGCAGCCAACCGCAAAATAGTGTTTCACCTCAAGATTATAATCCTTATATCTACGGAAGAATAGATCCGTTAGACGACAGATATGATTTTAGGACTGGAGAAAAAATTAAAGATATTGGCATCCACGGAATAAGTTCAGCAGCAGCAACACCGGTTCAAACAGAAACTTCAGGCGCAACAAATTCTCCTACAAATGCAGGTGTTGCACCTGTTGAAGCACCGTCAAATCCAGATGCAGAAGATCCTCGAGGGCAAGAACAATTGCCTGATTTAATTCCAAAACCCGAAGAACCTGCACCGCCGCCGACTGACAAAAATCCTGACGAAGACCCCGGAGCACCAGGATTACCGTTTGGAGCAGACGAAATTATAGAAGCAATAGAGAAAAAAGTTGAAGTAGTAGCTACAAAAATAGATAATCTTTTACCTTGTGTTGAATCCGTAACAGACGGCTACAGCCTTTCAGGTGCAATAAGTATTGCTACAGACGATATTACTGGCGCAGTAACTGGCGCAGTAACTGACGCAGTAACTGATGCTAAAGACGATCTAATTTCCACCAGCAAAAGCTGGCTAAATTCAAACAAGGGACCCCAGTAATGGCAAGAAGAGGAACTACATACACCCGTACTGGAAGGTCAAGCAGTTTTCCAATAAAATCAGGTGTTCCTTACGAAGCAATTATTATTAACAATTTAGATGTTAATAATATGGGCACTCTTGAAGTTGAATTACTAAAGTATACGTCAGCTGGAAATTTACCACAAAAAAGCGGACAGACTGCTACTGTAAAATACCTTAGTCCGTTTTATGGAACAACGCCTTCAGCAGGTGTTCAAAATAATGATGGATACGAATTTACTCAAAAAAGTTACGGCTTTTGGGCAGTCCCTCCTGACATAGGAACCAAAGTGTTAGTTATATTTGCAGAAGGAAATGCAAACTTTGGTTACTGGATGGGTTGTATACAAGATGATTTTATGAATTTCATGGTTCCAGATGGCAGAGCTGCAACTACGCTGACTACTGAAAATACTCCAGATAATTTAAGAGGTGTTAAATTACCAGTAGGAGAATTTAACAAAAAAGTTGAAACTGGAAGCAAAGTTGATACTACTTTGTTTAATAAACCCTTTAACAAAGATTTTACAAGTGTATTAGAAGTTCAAGGTTTATTACTTGACGAAGTTAGAGGAACTACAACAACTAGTGCAAGACGAGATTTTCCTAGTATGGTATTTGGCTGGAGCACACCAGGTCCTAAAGATAAGAGAAAAGAAAATCCTAAATTTGATGTAGGCGCCGAGGAAAAAAAGGCAAATGTTCCGTACAATAGATTAGGCGGATCATCCATTGTAATGGACGATGGCGACGAGCGTTTTGTAAGAGCAAATCATGCAGAAGACGGCCCCCCTGTTTATGTAAACAAAGGTCTTGGAGACCCAGGCGGCGACGAAACTATACCTCAAAATGAATTATTTAGAATAAGAACACGCACAGGTCATCAAATACTGTTACACAATGCAGAGGATCTAATATACATTAGTAACAGCAGAGGAACAGCATGGGTAGAATTAAGTTCAGATGGAAAAATAGATATCCATGCACAAGATAGTATAAGTGTAATGAGTAACCAAGACATCAATTTTACTGCTGAAAGAGACTTTAATATTGATGCAGGTCGTAACATAAACATGAGGGCTCAAGCAAGATATAGTGACGGACAAAAAACTTACGACGGATTAGAATGTGGTAGAATACAGATTGAGTCTAAATATGACACAAATATTTTAGTAGGTGATCAATACAAAAGAAATGTTCTTGGCACAAGTCAAATAAAAATAGATGATGATAGTTTTGTGACTGTGACAGGTAATAGCGAATTATTAGCAGGTAATATTCTCGATACTTCAAAGGGTACATTTAATCAAAAATCTGCACACTCCTTTTATAGAGAAAGTGCAAGTAATATAAATGATCTAGCTGCTGGTTTATATATGAATAAAGCAGAAGATGTTAATCTACACGGGTTAGCAAATATTAAAATCTTATCTGGCGCAAATTTAGAAACAATCGTTTCTGGAGACAGTTTAACAACAATTACAGGCGTATTCGATGTACAATCTGATTCTGCACATTTTGAAACAACTAACGGCATTAATATGCTTGGCGGCACAGCGATTGCAGGTGATGCAACAAAAATAAGTTGGAATTCAGGAGTAGCAGTAGCAGGTACAGCAGCTACAACAGCCGTTAGTGCAACAGCATCAACCGCAGCAAAACCTGCTGAAGCAATAATTCCATTAACGCAAATTGTATTACCTTACACTTTTCCAGGAGCTCAAGACACCGTTCCTTATGAAAGTATTCTTACACGGGCACCGCAGCACGAACCATATATGCATCATGAAAATTTAAATCCTGCAGGATTTAAACCTGAGCAAACTGACAGAGAATCACCAGGGCAATTAATGCCAAGTGATAGAATTATAACGCCAGACACGTTTACTAAAACTAAATCTGCAAATCAAACCTCGTCACAAGTTTATGGATCCTCAGGAATTAACGATTACGGCACCACAGGCGATAATGCAATTGTTAACGGAGAAGTTGTTCCTCCTAAAAATGTGCCAGGCACTGCCGCAATTAGATCAATTGCGAATTTTGAAATTGATAAAGAAAGATCAACAGATTCTTATGCTAATAGATTCTTTAAAGGTGACGGTCCGTTAGGAACAGTATCAACTAGTAAAGGAATTACAGCCGAAGTTGCTGAAATTTGGGTTCCTAATTTCCAAGGCTTTATTGATGCATTAGAAGCTACTGGCTATGAGATAAAAGTTTTATTAGGTTATAGCAAACGCAATATAGGAAATTCAAGCAAATGGAGCACACATGCTAGCGGCGCGGCAATTGATATAAATCCGCCAAACCCGGTAAGGAATGGTGATCCAAATGGACTATGGATTCCAAGACCGTCTAATGCTCCTATAACTGACATGCCTGCAAATACTGGCGAACTTGCTAAAAGCTTTGGCTTAGGTTGGGGCGGAGCTTGGAATAGTTTAGACGATGCAATGCACTTTAGTACCGCAGCAAATGAAGGTGGAAATTATAGATTTACACCAGGTCTAATACCGCAAGGTCCAACAACTGATGAACAGATTACAGAATCAGGCGATCCGAGAGGAGAAGATTATTATATTGCTCCTGCAAAAGAAATTACAGAAGAAAAAGATGCAGAATCGCCTACATCGCCGCAAGAACAAAATAATCCAGGACCTCAGAATGCTGACGGATCCTCTAATGTGCAATAGGTAAATATGTTATGAGTGAACTAGAAGACAATTTATACAAAAGAGTACAAGTTCCTAGTACTTCGACAGCACCAACTGTATCTAGAACTTATAGAGGATTTTATTCAGGAGATTCGTCTAAAGGTTTTAAGCTGTACGATTTTGAAATTATCAAACAAGATTTAATTAATCATTTTCACATACGCCAGGGCGAAAAACTTGGTAATCCCGAGTTTGGATGCATAATATGGGACATACTATTTGAACCATTTACTCCGGCATTACAACAAGCTATTGCAGAAAATGTTACGTATATTATTAATTATGACCCTAGGATTTCTGCAGAAGAAGTATTTGTAGAAGCATATGAAAACGGAATACAAGTTTCAGCTTCAGTAACATATAAATCCTATTCAATTACTGAGCAACTTAATTTTAAATTTGACAGTAATATTGGATTAATAGACAATTAAATACATACATTATTTCGTAGCATAAATACTTTATTATAAGGAATATTGGTATGTCTTCAAGTGATAGACAGTCTAAGTTGCTAGTAACTGAAGACTGGAAAAGAATATATCAAAGCTTTAGAAATGCAGAATTTCAAAGCTATGATTTTGATAATCTTCGCCGCGCGATGATTAATTATCTGCGCCAAAATTATCCCGAAGATTTTAACGATTACATTGAATCAAGTGAATATCTTGCGCTGATTGATATGATTGCTTTCCTTGGGCAAAACTTATCATTCCGTATTGATTTAAACGCTCGTGAAAACTTCCTTGAAACAGCAGAACGCAGAGAAAGCGTCTTACGTCTTGCACGTATGCTGTCGTACAATCCTCGCAGAAATCAAGCAGCTAATGGACTGTTTAAATTTTCTACTATTAAGACATCGGAATCAATTTTCGATAGTACAGGAATAAATTTACAAAATACAGTAATTAAATGGAATGATCAAACTAATACAAATTATTTTGAACAATTTACTAAAATTTTAAATGCAGCATTACCCTTAGCAAACCAAATTGGTAATCCTTTAAAAAATGATACAATTTCAAACGTTTCAACACAAAAGTATAGACTTAATGCAGTTAACACTGCATCTGCAATTTTTCCATTTACAAAAATAATTGAAGGTAATAATGTACCATTTGAAATTGTAAGTACAGATATAAAAAATAATAGCTTATCAGAAGAACCTCCTCTACCAGGCACTAGTCCTGCATTTTTATTCAGAGATGACGGCCAAGGACCTGGGTCTTCAAACACTGGATTTTTTATGCATGCACGACAAGGTGTTTTGCAAACCGGAACTTTTAATGTTACTAATCCTGTGCCTAATCAAGTAGTAGGTATAGATGTTGCAAATATTAATGATAGCGATGTATGGCTTTATAGTGTAGATACAAATGGCTTTGAAACAACTAATTGGACAAAATTAGATGCTGTAGAAGGCAACTCAGTCATTTACAATAGCTTGTTTAACCAAGTTAGAGATATATTTCAAGTCCAAACAAGAATAGGCGATAGAATTAATGTTGCGTTCAGTGACGGAACTTTTGGTAATTTGCCATCTGGCAATTTTAAAATTTATTATAGAACAAGTATAAACAAACCATTATCAATATCTCCTGGTTCAATCGGTACAGTTTTAATTGATATTCCGTATCAAAGCAAATCGGGATCTCAAGAAACGTTAACTATAGGGTTGCGTCTTCAATATACTATTAACAATAGTGCTCAAGCTGAATCTAACGCTGAAATAAAATTAAATGCTCCTTCGACATTTTATACACAAAATAGATTAGTAACAGGAGAAGATTATAATATTGGCCCGTTATCAGTTAGTCAAGATATAATTAAAACACGAAGTGTAAACAGAATTTCTAGTGGTATAAGCAGATACTTTGATTTAAAAGATCCTAGTGGAAAATATAGTACAACAAAATTATATGCAAATGACGGAATTGTATACAAAGAACTATATCAAACAAAACAAGATTTTACTTTTACAAGCCAAAGCGACATTGAAGGCGTGATTGTAAACAATATACAAAGCATTGTGAGGTCTAATCCTTTACGTAATTTTTATATGAGCGAATATCTTGATTTGTTAGTAAGAGATTTAAATGCAGCATGGGTTAGCAAAACAGTAGCAACAAATAGAAATGTAGGAATACTACAAAATCTAGATAGTGTTCCATTTAGGGTCGGGTCGTTTGCATCAAATAGTTTAAAATCTTTAACTGTAGGATCTATGCTTAAATTTGTTGCGCCTACAGGCAAGCATTTTATGGCGGACAACAGCCATACTATAATGGACGGAGATGCTGATCATCCTAACGCTGTGACATACAAATGGACAAGAGTAGTTAATATTACAGAAGATGGTACAGAAGTAAGTAGTTTGACAGGTCAAGGAGGTATAGTTCTTAGTGACGTTATACCAGAAGGCGCCCTTTTAGAAAAGATTATTCCAGTTTACAGCACAAATTTTAGTAATGACTTAAAATTACAAATTATTGATCAAACCTTTGCATACAAAGACTTTGCGTTACGTTATGATAGGTTCGACAGAGAATGGAAAATCATTACTGCTTCAAATATTAACACTGTAAATAACTTTAGCTTAGGTAAAACTGGAGACATTTCGGGGGAAAACTTAGATGCAAGCTGGCTACTATATTTCAAAACAGACGGAGAAAAATACACTATTGTAAATAGAAATTTACGTTATGTTTTTGAAAGTGATAACGAATTAAGATTCTTCTTTGATAGCGCAGATAAAATTTATGATTACAAAACTGGTAAAATAGTTAGAGATAGAATATCGGTTTTAGATATTAACCGAACACCTGACACTAATATTCCATTTACAACTAATTTTAACTGGAATATAAGTAATGCGTATAGGGACAAAGAAGGATATGTTGATAGTAAAAAAATACAAGTTGATTTTTATGATTTAGACGACGACGGCTATATTGATGATCCTGATTTATTCACACAAATAGTAGATCCTAATATTAATCCTCAATCAAAAATAATATTTCAAAAAAAATATGTCACTAGTGACAATGTAGAGGAATTTAAGTATTTTGAAAATAAAGATAATGAAATATTAATAAAAACTAATTTGTCTGCTGTTGGAGCATATAGTCAGTATGATAATCCGAATCAGATAATTTACCTATATGAGGAAGGTACTTTTATACAAATTAATTCTGTTTTAAACAACCATAGAGTAATTACAGATTATAAAGCATTTATTGGCAGAGATAAATTAAGATTTGAATACACACATGTTGCAGACTCTAACTACAGATTAGATCCAGCAGTAAGTAATATTATTGATACCTATTTACTTACAAAAGCATATGATACTAATATTAGATTATACTTAAATGGTAGCTTAAATGAATTACCCTTACCTCAAAGTAATGACTCCTTATTTAAAAATTACGGAGCACAACTGTCAAATATAAAGTCTATTAGCGACGAAATAATTTATCATCCTGTAAAATACAAAATACTGTTTGGCGAAAAGGCGAAAAAAGATTTGCAAGTAAAATTTAAAATTGTACGTAACAAATCGATGGTTGTAAACGACAACGAGCTCAAAGCAGACGTTATACAAGCTATTGATAGATTCTTTGCTATAGAAAATTGGGACTTTGGAGAAACTTTTTACTTCCAAGAACTTGCAGCATATATTATGAACCAACTAAGTCCAAAATTAGTAAGTATTGTAATTGTGCCTAGACAAGGGTCACAAACTTTTGGAAGTTTATTTGAAATACGTTCTGAACTTGACGAAATTTTTATAAGCGGAGCCACTGTATCTGATATAGAAATTATTGAAGAGCTTACATCTGTACAATTGCAAACGTCTGGCAATGTTATTACTAGTGTCAACAGCAATGCATCTGAAGTAACGTCGGCACCAATATTAAGCACAAATACAACAAACACAAGCGCAAACACAAGCACGAGCACACGCACAGTTGTTTCTAATAATTCTAGTACAAATGTGCCAAGCAACAGCGGATCTAGCAGCAGTAGTAGTTCTAGCAGCAGCAGTAGTTCTAGCAGCTCTAGTGGATCTAGCGGGTCAGGAAGTTCTAGCGGAGGATACAGCTACTAATGGCATATAATAATAACCAAAACGAAAGTTCATTACCAACTCCTGGCAATAATAAAAAACAGTCTATTGATTTTCTTCCTAAGTTCTTTAGGACTGAAGCAAATAGGAAATTTTTACAAGCAACACTAGATCAATTAATTAGCAACGGTGCAGCAGAAAAAATTGATGGTTATGTGGGTAGAAAGTATAACGAATCATATAAATTAGGCGACCACTATTTAGAGGATGTTTCTAGATTACGAAACGACTACCAGTTTGAACCGGCAGTGTCATTAAGAGATAATTTAGACAATGTAGAATTTGCAAAAGATTATCAAGATTATATTAATGTATTAAAATACTTTGGCACTAATATCGAAAATCATGATAGATTAAATTCTGTTAACACTTATAGTTGGACACCACATATAAACTGGGATACGTTTACTAATTTTAGAGAATATTATTGGTTGCCAAATGGTCCGCTAACTGTACCAGTTACAGGACAATCAAGAGAAATTACTAGTACATACAGTGTTACTATTGAAGATCAGGGCGATAACGTTGCCTATGTATTTAATGACGGATTTACTAGAAATCCTAAATTAAAATTATATCGAGGACAAACTTATAGATTTGATATCGACACTCCGGGTCATCCTATTGCATTCTCAATAAGTAGATCATTTACACCCGGTGTTGCACTCCTAGTTGCAGGTCAAGAAGGCATCCGCGGCGACGGCTTGTTTGATGCTGTACTTTACGGTAATGAATATGACCAAGGTGAATATGTTGTACTTCCTGTAGACAACTCTGTTACTTTTGAAGCTGACGAAAATGTTTCAACTCTTTTTCCAGACGGAATAAGAAAATTTGACGAAGAAGGAAATGAAGTAGCAATTGCATATGTTGAAAAAGGAACAATAGAATTTACAGTTCCTTTTAACGCACCAACTCATTTATTTTATATTAGTCAAAATGAAGTTAATACAAGCGGACAAATTAGAGTTTATGATGTAGAAGAAAATACATTTTTAAATGTAGAAGAAGATATTTTAAATAAAAAACAATATAAGTCTTCAAATAATATAGAATTTACTAATGGTCTTTGTATACAATTTCAGGGAGATGTATATCCTGAAAAATATAGTTTAGGTGAATGGTACGTAGAGGGCGTAGGATCTCAAATTGCTTTAATTAGTAAACAAGATCTTACTATTCCGTCGGCCTATACGTCAGACGTTGAAGTACCCTTCGATACTAACGAGTTTGATGTTTTTCCATTTGATACAGCAAATAATTTTCCTTTAGTCAAAGATTATATTACAATAAACAGGGCTACTAAAGATAAAAACCCTTGGAGTAGAAATAATCGATGGTTCCATAAAGATGTCGTATTAAAAAGCTTTAGATATAATAATGTTGCTGAAAATTTGGACGATAATTATAGAGCATCTCGTCCTATTATAGAGTTTGATGCTGGAATAAAGTTATTTAATTATGGAGTATCTGCAAAAAAAGATATAGATCTTTTAGATAGTTTTACTACAGATGTTTTTAGTACTATACAAGGACAGGTTGGTTATATTGTAGATGGGATAGAATTACAGCAAGGTATGCGTGTTCTCTTTACAAATGATTCTGATATACTTGTTAGCGGAAAAATATTTGAAGTAAAGTTTATTAATCTTAATAATCAACGGGTTATTAAATTAGAAGAAACTATAGATACAATGCCTTTAGATTTAGAAACTGTATTTGTAAAATCTGGTAAAAAATATTCTGGATTAAGCTTTCACTACACAAACAATAGTTGGGTGCAATCTCAAACAAAAGACAGTATTAATACAGAACCTATGTTTGATTTATGTTGCCCACAAGGTAATAGTTATGCAGATCCTACAGTATTTAATAGCACTACGTTTAAAGGTACGAAAATATTTTCTTACAAAAAAGGCAACGGCAATGACGATACAGAATTAGGGTTTCCGCTGTCTTATAGAAATATAGAAAACTCTGGTGATATACTATTTGAATTTAATTTACTAACAGATTTCTTTAATGTGCAAGATGCTGACGATTTAATCACAATTAAAACTGACACTGCAAATCTTAGAAAATATAAAGATAGAGAAAATTTTGACTATCTGAACGGCTGGAACAATACACCTTCAAGATTCCATCAATATGTAATTAAAGACATTGAAGTAGATTTATTAACTACAAATAAGATATCTATAGATACTTATAATGCACCTGCAAGACTTACTGACTTAAAAATTATTGTATATAAAAACAACAATCTTTTATTTAATAGCAAAGATTATACAATCGAAAAGAAAGAAAGTAATGTCTATTTAACTTTTGAAAAAGACTTGGAGCCAGGTGATCTTATAAAAATTAAAACACATAGTAAAGAATCAAAAAACGAAAATGGTTACTATGAGCTTCCGATTTCGTTAGAACGAAATCCATTAAATGACGACATTACCGAGTTTACTCTCGGAGAAGTGTTTGATCATGTTGATAGTATGATTGAAGAACTTAAAGACTTTCGAGGCACATATCCTGGAAACAATAATCTAAGAGATTTAAAAAATATATCAAAATTTGGTAAACGCTTTGTAAAGCATGAGTCAGGACTTGCAAATACAATTTATCATTTTACAAGTAAAGAATATAACATTATTAGAGCTGTTGAATTTTCAAAAGAAAAATATCTAGAATTTAAGAGAAACTTTTTTGATACTTCTCAAAAATTAGGATTCGACGGCACTGATATCGCACATGTCGATAAAATCCTATATGAACTTAACAAAGATAAAAATAAAACACAGCCGTTTTATTTTAGTGATATGCTTGCTGCTGGTGCAGCAGCAAGGAACGAATACAGAATAATCGATAACAATATTAATTTTTATCCGTTAACAAGAAAGTTTAATTTAGATGATTTGACTCAACAAGCAGTTTATTTGTATATTAACGGGGTACAACTTGTTCATGGAAGAGACTATAAATTTACAGATGATAATTTTGTAGATATATTTCGAGAAAAAAATAACGGTGATGTATTAGAAATATATGAATACGAATCAACAGATGGTAGTTTCATACCATCTACTCCGTCTAAACTCGGACTATATCCTACTTGGTATCCGCATATTAAATTAGATGATACCTCGGCTAAAAAAGAAACAATATATAATGCAGGTCCTTTTAAAATTTACGGAGAATCTGAACTTGGAGAATCTAAAAATAAATTTGGTTATTATTATCCAGTATTTACTACAAAATCTGCTGCTAAAGAATACAATACAACATCTGAAAACACTATAGAAGAAGTATATTTTAAAGGACTAAACAAAGTATTTTATATACCGTCTGATATAGGTAGTTTTGCAACTTTAAATGATACTGAAGATTTTGAATTTTTTCCAAATGTTCGTCCATTTATTATAGGTCATGATGGTAGCCAAATATTGTGTTATCTTGATTATAGAGACAAATTGGCAATAGAATTAGAAAAAAGAATTTACAACAATATAAAGGTTGATTATAACGATAATGATATCGACGTTGAAGCTTACTTAGGTAATGATTTTGCAGACTATCCTGTGCCTCAAGAAATCCAAAATCAGTTGTTATTACGTGACTTCACAGCATGGCAAAAATTTATACAAGTAGGGTATGCAGAAAATAGTTTTTATGACGTTAACAATCCCTTTACATTTAACTATAAAGATGCAAATAATTTAAAAGGTAAACAATCACCAGGATTTTGGAGAAAAATTTACTTTAATAACTTTAACACTGATAATCCTCACAGTTGTCCGTGGGAAATGTTAGGATTTACAAATAAACCAACATGGTGGAACACTGTGTATGGTCCTGCACCCTATACAAGTAACAATTTAATTTTATGGAATGATTTAGAATTAGGTCGTATTGCAGACCCAGAAAATACACGAATAGATAAAAGATTTGTACGCCCTGGATTAAGAAATTTTATACCTGTAAACGAAAAAGGAGATTTAATATCACCATTAGATTGTAATATTGTTTCAAACTTTAATCAAAGAACTGCAAGAGAGTCTTTTGAATTTGGAGACTATAGTCCTGTTGAATCAGCTTGGCGTAAAAGTTCAGATTTTCCCTTTGCATTACTTAGAACTCTATTACTTACAAATCCTGCTGATACAATTGCTAAAGGATTTGATTTAGCAAATGCAAAACGTAACATTGCTAATCAAAAAACTTATGCTCCTACAGGCAAATTTATTGCAAATAAGGATATAGTTGTACCTAATACAAATGTCGATTCAGTTAGAACCATTACTAGTGGACTTTTGAATTACATTTATAATCTTGTAGCAAGCGATGTACTTAGTGTATATACAACCTACACAGACCAATTAAAAAATCTTCAAGTTAATTTAAGTTTTAGGCTTGCTGGGTTTAGTGATAAACAAAAAATTAATTTAATACTAGAAAGTAAATCGCCGAAACACGATATTGGATCGAGCGGCATATTTGTACCACAAGAAAATTACAAATTAGTTTACAATGTGAGTAGTCCGCTAGAGAATTTTACTTATAGCGGAGTTATAGTTGAAAAATCTCCAAACGGTTTTATAATTACAGGATACAATGAAAAATATCCTCAGTTTGATTATTTTAAACCTTTAATCGGATCAACGAAATATCCAGTTACAGTAGGCGGCCTTAGTGAAGAGTTTAGCACCTGGGCACCTCGAGCACCGTATAAAAAAGATCAAATAGTATTTCATTTAAATGCATATTATAGAGTGACTTCTGACTTTACAAGCAATACTACATTCACGCAAGATTTTTTAGCTAAACTGTCTACATTACCTAGTGCAGGCGGCAGAGTTGCAAATTTCTATAAAAACTTTGACAATGTTACTACAAAGTCTTTGTCTTATGGCACTATATTAAAAACTGTACAAGAAGTAGTTGATTTTTTATTAGGTTACGGTGCATTACTAAAATCAAAAGGATTTATATTTGATGATGTAACTGATGATGTAGTCAATGATTGGCCTTCTGTTGCAAAAGAATTTATGTTTTGGACTACACAGGGGTGGGCAGACGGTACAGTGATTTCTTTAAGTCCGTCTGCTAATGAATTAAGATTTCAAACTGAATATTCAGTTGTAGATAATATATTTGATAAATTTTATGATACACATATTATTGCTAACACTGGCGATGAATTAGACGGAGAGTTTAGTAGTCTACTTAGAGACGGTAATAGTTTTGGTCTAAAAATTAAAAATTCTGATCTAGGACTTTACGGCATGTCATTGCCTATAGTACAAAAAGAACACATAGTAATTTTAGACAATACTACTATTTTTAATGATGTAATCTATCATCCTGCATCAGGATACAGGCAAAAACGGATTAGAGTTACAGGTTATAGATCAGATGAATGGAATGGCAGTTTAAATGTTCCAGGATTTTTATATGACGATGCTGTGGTAAAAGAATTTGAAGAATACAAAGATTATTCTATAGGTAATATAATAAAATATAAACAGTTTTACTATGTTGCTACACAAAATACTATAGGATCTACAGAAATAGATTATAATCAATGGATACAATTAAATGAAAAACCAGTATCTGATCTAATTACAAACTTTGACTATAGAGCATCTCAATTTAACGATTTTTACGAATCTAATACTGCAAGCTTTGATCCAAATTTACAAGAATTATCTCAAAGATTTATAGGATTTCAAAAGAGAGAATATTTGAGTAATCTTATTATAGACGATGTTAGTCAGTTAAAATTCTATCAAGGAATGATACAAGAAAAAGGCTCAAAAAATTCTATAATGAAACTATTTGGAGCACTCAGTAGTAAGGGCCAAGAAAGTTTAGAGTTTTTTGAAGAATGGGCAGTAAAAACAGGAATGTACGGCTCGACTGAAGATATAAAGCAGATAGAGATACAACTATCGGATACTGATATAGTAGAAAGCCCGCAAGCTGTACTCTTTACAGATAAAATTCCTAACAAAAACTTTGATAAATTATTTAGAATAAAGCCTAGTGAGTTAGTAGATAAGCCTGCAGATTATACAAGTAACGTTTTTACAGTAAAACCGACAGTAAATGAATATGTAAAAACATCTGGACCGGTAGATATTGACGATATAGATTTTGAAGTTTCTAATAGAAGTGATCTTTCATTAGGAAATATTAATCAATTTAAACTTGGCGGATACATTCATTTAACAAATCAAATTAATGAAAATTGGCAAGTATATCAACATACACGTTTAAATTTAATTGCTGAAGAATTAACCGAAGTTGCAACTTTAAATGATGCAGGAGAGTTAATATACAGTGTAAAATTTAACAAATGGATCTCGTCATTTATTAGTGTAAGTCAGTTTATAGGAATTCGTGATGCTCAAGAATATAATTTAAACGGATTTTATGAAGTTGTTGGCATTTCTAACAATACTGCATTTATTAAAGTACCAACTGATAATAATATTATTGGATTTATAAATGAAAAGCTATCAGTCTCTACACTAAGAGAAGTTAGAATTAACTCAACAACAGATATAAATCAAATTGTAAATGAGGAAATGTATAGCAACCAAAAAGTTTGGGTAGACAATTATTCTAATCAAAACTGGGCAGTACTTCAAAATAATAGTGTATACAATTTGTTAGATCAGTATGATAATCCTACAGAATGGGATAGTACACAACAAAACTTTACAGGCGCCATGGTAGCTACACCTGATAATAATAATGTTTTTGTTGCAGCAAGTGGAGACGATGCCGGTAAAATATTTGTATACAGGAGATCAAGAGATTCAGATAAACTTATTTTATCTCAAGAATTGAACTTAGAAGATGCTACAGAGAGTATAGATTCTTATAATGGATTTGGCCATAGTATTGATGTAAGTCCGGATGGTGAATATCTTGTAGTAGGTATTCCTACTACATCGGGTATAAAAACTTTGTTTAAAGGAGATTTCGATCCTGATACCGAATATAGAAAAAATGATATTATAAAATATAGAGAAAATTTTTGGAAAGCTAACAAAACTATTATTCCGCAAATTGGAATACAGCCATTTTCAACTTTTGATAGTTACGTAACTCTAGTTGAGCAAGAAGACACAGACAGTACAACTTTAAAGTTACTTGTTGCAGGTAACCCAGGTTTACCTACTAATAATATAGATCACTTTTTAGTACGTGCTCCTGAAGATATGTATATAGGCACAAAAGGCCAAACAGATGGCGAGGAAGGAACGGGCGATAAGGTTAACTTAGCTTGGAACAGAAGTAGTTATGCATTTCCTACATTGGATGCTTATTTGCCATTTGATGGTGAGATACCAGCATTGACTGCGGAGTTTATCTCTCAAGAACATGAAATTGTAGAAAAAATTGATGCAATTCTTTATATAGATACGTATGTAAGCCTACCCTCAGTAGGAGATCAAGTTGAGACTGATACAGGTAGCGGAATAGTCTATTATTTAGAGACATATAGAGACAGCGCAGTTTTATACTTAAAAAATCTAAACGGAGTTATGACTGTAACAGGAGAATTATTTGTCTCCAACGGAAACTTTATGGGATTTTATTCACAAGAATCTACATTTGCTACGTCAGACGCTGTTGGCGGCTTTTGGCTTATTAAAACACCATTTAATTACGGAAATAATGGTAGATACTTTGATATAGGCAGAGGCCTTGTTTTTGCCGATGTGCGTACTTCGGACAGTGCAAGAATTACAAACATATATTCAAACATTCAAAACACTACTAGTGAAATAGGCACGTTTGTTAACGAAGAAAATCGAGCTAGTTTTATAACACATTTATCCTACACAGGAGATCCAGACGGCACAGAAGCTCCGCAGCCAAGCAATCTTTGGGCAGTCAGAATAAGCAAAGATTTTACTCAAGAGCTACTAGACAAAAACTTTTACACTAGTGCAGGTTCTGAGTCAAATCAATCGTTATCGTTTAATTTTTATAATCTAGATAACAGTCCAGTAAGTCTTACAAATACAGGTTTTGATATTAACGAGTTAAACCAAAGTCATCAGCTATACGATATTTGGGATGGATATATTGATTTTGAATTTACAGAATTTGATTTCCAAGGTAATCCATTTGGATTGCAAGTTGGCGACATAGTGACAGACTCTCAGATTCCTAGAGACGGCCAAGGAGGATTAGCATTAACTAGTACGTCAACATCGTCTGCAGAAGTAGTATTTTATCAACGTAATTTTAATAGTGTGCGAATATACGTTAAAGTATTATCGGGAAGTTGGAGAGAACTTAATAATATAGCTAAAGTTGAAATTCAACGATCAGCGAGAGATGAAAATGACGTAGACCGAATTGTTGGCACAATATCTGATACAAAAAACAACATTGTTATTGGAACAAACCTAGTAGGAAAATTACTTATTTTTCAAAAACAAACTGGGAATTTTAATATATCAAGTAATCCTGCAATACTAAATGCAGAGTATTATTTTTATAAGGAAAACATAGAAGGAGGTATACCTAGATTACCTAATCCTCCGTCTGAGCTGAATAAGGATTATGCTCATGTATATAATATTCCTCTTGATGCAAGAGGAACGTCTAGCGGATTAAACAACGAAGGATCCGTTGCTATTTTTAGGCGCCAACCTAACGGAAAATATGACTATAAAAGAGTATTAACAAGTCAGTATAAAACAAATGAACGCAGATTTGGAGAAAAAGTACGTATAACACAACAAGATAACTTATACACACTTATGGTTAGTAGTGATAGTGTTGTTCTTGCTGGCGACGACTCTACAGATAGAAGAGAACATCCGGGCGCGATAGAAATATTCTATCACGGCACTGAAGAATTAGATCAATTTAAAGGTGGATATCAACTCACACAGTATAATAAAGGCGACATCGTAATATACAAAGATGATTATTATGTTGCTAACAAAGATACAGACGAAGCAGTGATTAGTAATATAACAAATTCTATTGTATGGGATAACATTAGTTTTAGATATGGTGTAGATCGAGACTATAAAGGAAATTGGGATAACTCCTATGGGTATCAAAAAGATTCTATTGTTTTATACGATAATAAATTTTATAAAGCATTAACAAACATTGCCGCAGGAGTACAATGGATTACATCGTACTGGAAAGAAGTAACTAATAAATTTGATTACTTGGGTTACTTACCTAACTTAACTGGCAATAACTATTATGGCGAGGATGTTTATGACCCAGTAACTAATATAATTGAATTTAGTGAGGCGTTTGATATTAGTCCTACAGGGCAGGTATTAGCTGTAATTGCTCGAATTGAAGAATCAAATAGTACTGTTACAAAAAATTTAGCAATTTATAGAAAAGATGATTCTAAATATAAATTGTATCAAATAATACAAAGTCCTAATGATATAGAGGATTGGGGATCACAAGTTTCTATTGCACCTGATGGACTATCAATAGCAGTGTCTGCACCAAAAACTACAGTCAATACATTGAATCAAGGTGCTGTGTATATTTACAAACAGGTAAACGGTCAGTTTGTATTAGATCTCCAAAACAAACAAGGACAAATTATTACAAGCCCGACTAGCGAATTGTCAGAATTATTTGGATATAAAATTGCTCTTACTGATCAAAATCTTGTAGTTACTAGTTTAAACGGAGATCAAAAGAGACCAACTACATTTGATGTCTTTTCTAAAAAAATAGAAGAATCTATATATGTAAATGACAGTCTGTCAACACGTAATAGCGTCGAAACAACATTTGATCAAAACTTTACGCAATTTGCAAACACAAATATAGACTCGGGAATGGTATATGTCTACGAAGATATACAAGGCTCGTATACTTACAGTGAAAACTTTAAATTTAACAATACAACATATGAATTTGGCAAAAATTTACATGCATCGAACAATCACGTTTACATTGGCATACCATTTTATAGTGATGATCCGTCTAAAGGTATTTTCTTAGATTATAGAAAACCAAAAAATAAGTTTGCATGGAATATATACAAAGAAATTAGACCTCCGGTAGATTTAGATCTAATCGAAGGTGCATTTATATATAACAAAAAAGAAAATAAAATTGTTAGCTATGTAGATTATATTGATCCTATACAAGGTAAAGTTGCAGGAATAGCAGAACAAGATATTACATTTAAGTCATATTATGACCCAGCATATTATAATGTTGGATCTACTAATTCTATTAATGTAAATTCAGACCAAACATGGTTAGATAGTCATGTCGGCCAAGTTTGGTGGGACCTTACCTCGGCTAGATATGTTTATCCTTATCAAGGTTCGATAAATTATCAAAAAAATAATTGGAGTGCATTATCCGAAGGAGCAGAAATAAATGTTTACGAATGGGTAGAATCAGATGTTTTACCTAGCCAATGGGCAGTCGAAGCAGATACTGAAAAAGGTATAGTCAAGAATATATCTGGACAACCTCTCTACGGCGATGCAAAGTATAGTGCAAAATTAAATTACGATCCGTTATCACAAACATTTACAACAAAATATTATTTCTGGGTCAAAGACAATAAAGTTATTCCGTCCCTTGAAAATAGAAATATAAGTGTGTATGATATTTCTCAATTGATTGAAAGACCACGAGAAAACGGATATAGATATATTTCTTTTATTGGTTCTGATAAGATTGTTTTAAATAATTTTGACAAATTAATAAAAAGTAATGATTTAATTTTAAATATAAAATACAAAACTAAGCCTACAATAGATTCTAATCTACATATGCAATATAAATTAATTGCAGATGGTGATTCCACTGCAACTATTCCGACAAATATAGAACGCAAATGGTTTGATAGTTTAATAGGATTTGACTCTAACGCTAGACATGTTCCCGATAGCAATTTACCTACCCCGCAAAAATATGGAATACTTAACAGTCCAAGACAAGGTATGTTTGTTAATCGTACTGAAGCATTGAAACAGTCAATTGAAAGAATTAACGAAGTATTTAATAATAACTTAATAGCCGATGAGTATAATATTAATGAACTTAATAGAATTGACGAACTCCCTTCAATATCGTCGGGCGATTACGATGTATCGATAGATACTTATGAAGAATTACAATATATAAGCACTAACAAACTTATACAAGCAGTTTTAACTCCTATTATTATAAATGGTAGACTAGAAAGAATTCAAATTACTAATCCTGGAAGAGGCTACAAAGTGCCGCCTACAATAGAAATACTAGGACAAGGAAGTGATGCAGAAATAAAATTAGAGATTAATAATTTAGGTAGTGTAACTAATGCTACAATAGTTAATAAAGGTCAAGGTTATGACGACACTACATCATTCTTTGTTAGAAGATTTAGTGTATTAGTCAAGTCAGATAGCACTAGCCAAGATTTTTGGTCAATTTACGGTTATAATGAAACTAGTAAAACTTGGTTTAGGCGCCGATCGCAGTCGTTTGATGTTAGCAGATATTGGAATTATAAAGATTGGTATGCAGAAGGATACAATCAATTTACTAAAATAGATTATGAAATTGATGCTAGTTATGAGCTCCAAGGTTTAAATCCTGAATTTAATTCAATAATAAGAATTAACGATATCGGAAGCAGTGGTTGGCTATTGTTAAAAAGAACTGGAAATAGTGCTAGTGAGGATTATACAATTGATTACGAAACTATTGGCAGACAAAATGGTACTATAAACTTAAAAAGTTCGTTGTATAATACTCAAGAAAATATATCTGGTTATGATAATAGAACATTTGATAATGGAATATACGACAATAACCCTGCCCAAGAGTTACGTATAATTTTAGAGTGCATTAAAAACAATATTTTTATAAATGACCTTGCTATAGAATATAATCAGCTGTTTTTTAGCAGCATACGTTATATTTTGGCTGAACAAATAAATGTTAATTGGGTATTTAAGAGTAGCTTTATAAAAGTAAATCATAAATTAAGCAGCTTGGAACAAGATATTACATTTAATCAAGATAACAAACAATATTTCCAAGATTATATACAAGAAGTAAAACCATATAAGACACAAATTAGAGAATTTATTTCTAGTGTTGATGCTGTAGAGCCAACTAATACTTCAGTAACAGATTTTGATCTATCACCACAATATAATCCTGCAACACAAACTATAGAACCTATCTATACTGATGTAACGGAAGGCGTTGTGCGATCCTTCCGTCCCGATGCTACTTCTGTATATCCAAGAAAGCATTTTATTGATAATTTAGGTTCAGGCATAGAAAAAATTGTAATAAAAGATCCAGGATCTGGATATACTATTCCGCCAAAAGTAATAATTGGTGATGGCACATCTTCTGCACAAGCTCAAGCATATGTAGGATATGGCAAAATTACAGATATAAAAATAATAAATCCTGGAAATAATTTTATTTTACCGCCAACAATAAAGATTGAGGGCTCTCAAGCAGACAATGGCACCGTTGCAACTGCATTTGCAAGACTATCTAAGGGAGTTGTGAGAACTCCAACTGTAAAGATTAAGTTTGATAGAATTGCAAGTGAGTTTTATATAGAAAATCTTTCTGTTACTGAATCAATAACGCCTAGATCGACACAGCTTCGATATGATCTTGTATGGCCTGTGAATTTAGAAAATGATAAATTAAAAATTTATGTAAATTCACAAGAATTACTTAAACGTGAATATGTTATTGAAAACATAGAAAAAACAGATAATCGAGCTACGTTTAAACACGGTAGAATTACATTTATAAACCAATTATCTGACAATGATATTGTAACAGTAGACTATTATAAATCTATAGAATTATTAGATGCAGCAGATAGAATTAATTTTGCATATAATCCCACTAGTTCAATGGCAGGAAAAAAACTTAACCAATTAATGACTGGAGTTGATTATGGAGGCGTCGAAGTTAAGAGCTTTGATTTTGATAGTCCTAGCGGTTGGGATACTCAGCCGTGGTTTACTGATTCATGGGATGCCTACAATAATACTTTTGAAGATGAAGTATTTACAAGTGACGGATCTACTATTGCAGTACAACTAAGTGCTCCTTTAGAAGACGGTATAGTTTATAACTTTTATAAAAATGGTGTAAGAATTGATGCACCTGACTATGTAGAAAGTACTCCAGAAGTTCCAGGATACTCAGCTACTAATCCGTATGCAGAAACAGCAAGTATGACCGGCGATGGACAAACAGATATTATTTACACTCAAAATTTAGGTATAGATTTAAACGACGGCGATGTGTTTATAGTCAGAAAAATTACAAGTGATGGTAGTATTATTGCAGACTTAGCTAGTTATGACACACAGTTACAAGGCGGCGACCTAGCATATACAAAAGCACAAGGTGTAAATGCTGAGGAAATAGTAACAGACGGCGATTTATTTGTATCTACTACCCATGCAAAAACAGAAGAGTTTATCCCAGGATCTGTTTTTGATACACTAGATATTACGGTACATACAAGATCCTCAGGTGGCCAAGGAATCATAAAATGTATTAATAGAGAAGTAGCTAGTACTGGTAGTTTTACACATAATCTTAGTAACACAATTGGTTCTACTAATAGCATAATAGTAAAATATGACGGTCAAATTTTAAATGATACACAATATACCTTAGATTGGGCAGCACAAACTGTTACTATTCCTAACCTATTAGCAAACAAAGCTCTTTCAATAATTGAACAAGATCAAGGATCTTCGTCATTACTAAAAAATACTGGTGAAATTATTGTTAGTCAACCACTATCTCAATTTATTCTAGAGGAAGAATGGAACGAAGATATATCAGTACATGTTACAGTCAACGGAGATCAAATTAAGAATACTTTTTATAGTAATCTTACTCTTACAGAAGACGATAATAGAATTGTAGTTGAATTTGAGGAAACTTTACAACCAAACGATGTTATAAACTATTCTGTATTTTTAGGAAATGCGCAAGTTAATTACAGTCAAGTTGTTATTGATCAGTTTACAGGTAACGGGTCAACTGTAGATTTTGTACTACAAGAAAGTCCGTTTTATGCGTTGCCAACTGAACACAATGTTGTTGTTCAGGTAGGACAAAAGATTCTTAATAGTGGGTATAACATTGAGTATACAATACCTGATAATAATCAAAGAGAATATAAACTGGAATCATTCCAACAACCGCCAGGGTCTCTTTCTGCTACAGGGCTTAAAGTTTTCCTTAATGGTGAAGAAATAATTACTCCCGAACAATGGAGATTAGACATTGCAAACAGTTCTATAATACTAAGTGACGAAGCAGGTACTCCTGGAGATCTTGTTGAGATATATAATATTTCTGAAAGTGAATATAGAATTCTAGGAAAACAAGTTACTTTATCTAATCCGCCCCAAACAGGTGAACTAATTAGTGTTTACCAATACAGTAATCATGATTTATTAGGTATAGAAAAAATCCAACTTGATGTTGTAAAACGTGCACAAATTATTTCAGATCAAGAAACTCGATCTTATTTAAGATTAACAGTTGGCGAAATTGAATTAAGAAAACCAGCAGTAGATGCACAATATGTATGGGTGACGCAGAATGGAACATTACTTACACCTAGTGTTGATTATTATATTACTAATGATAGAAAAAAGGTAAGATTAGTTGAGATACCTACAGACGACGATGTTATAGAAATAATTCATTTTGCAGCAGATGTCGATACTGACGGCTTTAGTTATCGACAGTTTAAAGATATTTTAAATAGGACTCATTTTAAGAGATTAGATGCACATAGTACAGTTTTAGCAAATCAGTTAAACAGCGACGATCTTAGAATAGAAGTAGTAGACGGAAGTGATCTTGCAGAACCAGATAAGGGTAGAAATTTGCCAGGAATTATTTTCATAAATGGTGAGAGGATCGAGTATTTTGTTAAAGAAGACAATTTACTCCGTCAGCTTAGACGAGGTACTCTCGGAACTGGTGTCCCTGCTTTCCATGCAAATAATACGAAAGTTTATAATCAAAACAGAGAAAAAACAATTCCGTATAAAGATACAAACGTAACACAAAATGTTGTAGCTGACGGTATTAATAGTAGTTTTGTAATTAATTTTCCTGTAGATGATCTAAACCAAGTAGAAGTTTTTGTAGGAGGACGTAGGTTAAGAAAATCCTCTATAGAAATATATAATCCTAGCATAGCGCAAAATAGTCCAGCAGGTGACGAAACATTTGCAAAAGAATTTGATGTTATTAATAACACATTAATTTTGCAAGATATTCCTGCAGATCAAGTGACAGTTACAATTGTTAAAAAACAAGGACAAATTTGGAAAAAAGACAACGAACCGCTTGCAGAAGCACAAAATTCTATTGCAAGATTCTTACGTGCAGGAACATATGAGCAACCTGAATAAATACAGTATAGGAAAAACGGATAATATGATGCAAGATAATCACGGAATATTAGTACAGGGTCACATTAAAATATTTGATCCAGATACAAGCGAAATTTATATAGATAAAAGAAATGCTATACATTATGAAAATATGAGTATAGCATTAGCAGAAAGCCTTTCTAATGCTGGAGAAGGATTTATTTACGAAATGAGCTTAGGTAATGGTGGAACCAGCATAGATCCTACAGGTATTATTACGTATCTAACACCCAACAGTACCGGAACTAATGCAAATTTATATAATCAAACATATACTAAAGTAGTAGATGACAGAAGTGTAAATAATTTAGATCCTACTAGAAATAAAATAGAAACTAGACATGTAAGCGGAACAAATTATACCGATATACTTGTAAGCTGTTTGTTAGATTACGGAGAACCTAATGGACAACAAGCATTTGATACTGCTGCATCACAAAACGAATCATATGTTTTTGACGAACTTGGTTTGAAAAGTTATAGTCCAAACGGTACAGGCAGATTGCTAACACATGTTATTTTCCATCCTGTGCAAAAGTCACTTAACCGTTTAATTCAAATTGATTACACCGTAAGAGTGCAGAGTTTAACAGGATAATATAATGCCATATCAAATAGAATATACAGACAGTATTAATAAAGGTTCAATAATAGTTGAAGATGCTACATTAAATACAGAAACTAGTATTACCCTTCCTGGTAGGAATGTTACATCATACGGCCAGGCAGTTTCTGAGAACTTTTTACACTTATTAGAAAATTTTGCAAGTGCTAATGCTCCTGCACGTCCGGTTGAAGGACAACTATGGTATGATACTAGCGACGGTGTTAATCAATTAAAATTGTATGACGGAACAACATGGACTGCTAGTGGCGGTTTAAAAAAATCATCTACACAACCTGAAGTGTCAAATAGTATAGCAGGAGATGTTTGGGTTAATACAGAATCACAACAGCTATATCTTTTTACTGGTGCTGGCTGGGTGTTAGTCGGCCCACAGTTTAGTGATGGATTACTTACTGGCGCAACAAGTGAAGAAATTATAGGCGATGATGATGTTACTTATACAGTATTAATTTTAAAAATTAAAGAACAGCCAGTTATTATATTAAGTGACCAATCATTTGTACCAAAAATAACACTTGTTGGATTTAGAACAGGCATTAAAGCAGGTATGAATATTACAAGTCAATTACTTGTAGGTGAAGAACTTAAATATTATGGTTTATCAGAAAAGGCTGAATCATTAGTAATTGCAGGAAGAAAAGTTCCTGCGAGTAATTTTTTAAGAGCAGATACGCCTACCCAAACAAATTTTGATCTTTCTATAAAAAACAACGAAGGATTACAAATTGGTTCGGGCAATCAATTAAAACTATCTATAGAGAATGAAGCTGCTGTAGTTTCTCAAAGTATTGCTGGATCTAACATAGATTTTAGATTAAAAACGTCAACAGCATTTCCAACATTACTACGTTTAGATAGCGCAGGTTTTGTAGGAGTAAACAACTTAGGACCTGAGGCAGAATTAGATGTCAAAGGCGATATAAAAGTGCGCCCACGAGACGGGTCTCCACAAACAGGCACAATTATCGTAGAAAATAATATACCAAGTAGCGATATTAGCTCTGGCTCAATAGTAACCACAGGTGGTGTTGGAATAGGATTAGACCTAAATGTAGGAGGCAACATAACTATAGGCGGTTCCGTAACAACTGCAGATATTATCCCAGATGGGTCCGGAACGAGAGATATAGGTACTCCGAGTTTAAAATTTGATCAAGTTTACTCAAATAACTTTGTAGGAAATTTGCAAGGTAATGTAAACGGAACAGTTACAGGGAGAGCAGGTAGTGCAGATAGACTTGTAAGTGCTACTACCTTTGCGTTAATAGGCGATGTTGAACCAAGTAGTATTGATTTTGACGGACAAACAGGCGGAACATTGAAACAACTTGATGTAACAATTTCTAATAGTTTTATTTCTAGAAAAGATACAATTTACGATGCTGACAATCAAGACGAGCTTTTGTTAAATAAACGCTCAGGTACTACCGGTGTTTATAAAATATCTAAACGTAATTTACTCAAAACAATACCACTAGTGCCTGCAGGATCTATTATGCCATATGGAGGCATCGAAGCCCCAACAGGATGGCTATTGTGCAATGGCGCCGAAGTATTGAAATCCGATTACACGGAGCTATTCAATTCAATTGGGTTTAATTTTAAAGATGCATCGTTATTATCAGATCAAGGCGTCAATTCTTTTGCATTACCAGACCTGAGAGGACGATTTGCAATGGGTGCAGATAATATGGGAGGCGTATCTGCAGACAGAGTTACTGATATTGCCGCTGATGCGATTGGCGGGAACGCTGGCGCAGAAGAAAGATTTATAAGCACAGAAAATCTTCCTGATCACGAACATGACATGGAAGCACCGAGCGGAACACAATATTATGGATTGCGTGTTGGATCTGGAGAACCAGTAGACGAGGAAGCGATCACTTTTACTATCGATCCAGGCACAGGCGGAACCCAAGCATATCCAGCAAGTGGCGGAATAAAATCAGATAACGTTGGACAACAATTTAATATAATGAATCCGTACTTATCTATTAACTATATAATTTATACTGGACAATAAAATGAGTTACCAACTTAATAAAACTGACGGAGCATTACTAACTGAGCTAATAGATGGCCAAATAGATCAAACATCGACTAACTTAACTTTAGTAGGCAGAAACTACACAGGCTATGGCGAACATTTTAATGAAAATTTTATAAAACTTTTAGAAAATTTTTCTAGTACTGCTGCTCCTAGTAATCCATTAACAGGCCAAGTTTGGTACGATCAATCATCACAACGTTTAAGTGTATATGACGGTACAGTATGGAAAGCTAGCGGCGGCCCGTATGTGCAAGACACACAACCGTCATTAATATCCGGAGATTTATGGATAGATAATCTTAAAAATCAACTTTTTGCATATGACGGCACTGACCTTATATTAGTCGGTCCTAGTTATACACAAGCACAAGGAACTAGTGGATTTCAAATTGAAAGTATACTTGACAGTCAATCAAGATCAAGAACAGTAGCAAGTTTATATGTCGGCGGCGAAAGAACTGCGATATTAAGTGCTCTTACATTTACTCCGGTATACAGTCAAAGAATAGAAGCACTTATTACAAGTGATAATCCGAATGGAATAATTTACGAAGGTATTAATGTGATAAAACCTGATACCTTTAAGTTTTTTGGAACAGCTAGCGGCGCCAACGCTCTTATTACCGGCACTGGTGTAACTAGAACAGCTGATCAATTTTTACCATCAGACGCAAATGGAGTTACAGTCGGAACACTAACTGTTCAAAACTCAGGCGGTATTACAGTTGGGCTATCACAAAACCATGTACAAAAAGTAGTTGGCCCTAGATTTTATTTTGAAAATCAATTATTAGATCATGATTTAAGTTTACGAGTAAGAACTACACCAGCAGGTGCGCTGATTGTTGATGCTCTTTATATAGATGCATCAGAAGAAAAGATTGGTATTTTTACTAATACTCCTCAGTATACACTAGACGTAAATGGAACTATGCGTGTTACAGGTGACCTAGTTGTTGAAGGAAACTCTACTACTGTAGAAACAACAACTTTACTTGTTGAAGATAAAAATATAGATTTAGCACATGTAAACGGTGGAGTTTATGGTGACGATTCAGCAGTAGATGGTGCTGGACTTACTGTTTTAGCAAGTACTTCTAACAAAACATTAGAATGGAAAACAGCAACTAATGCGTGGACTTCGAATGTAAACTTTGATATAGATAATACAGGTAATAGCTATAAAATAGGCGGCGTATCTAAATTATTAGATGACACATTAGGATCAACAGTTGTTTATGCTAGAGGATTAACACAACTTGGACAATTAGATTATCTTAATGTCGGAAGTCTTTTTATTACTCAAATTAACAATAATACTCTACAAAGTTCTACAGCATTAAATTTGACAGCAAACGCTGTAGATAGTGACGGTAGAGGTATAAATATCACCGCTGCCGGCGACATACATATTACTGATTTACAAAAAATTACAGGCATGGCTAATCCAACAGCAAGCCAAGATGCAGCAACAAAATTTTATGTTGACGACCAAATTGCAACCGAAACAATTGTTTTCTCCATGGATATTACAGGTCTAGGTTCAGGCGCAACTTTATACGATAATGTAAAAGTATTTTTAAATGATTTATATCCAGCAGCAACTTTAAATTCTGGAAAAGTAGCAAAAATACATGCAACTTCCTATGCTGGTGCAACAGTAAGTGGCATTAGCATTACAGTATCAGAAAATAACACAGGTGTACTACAAAAATCCTTCCAGCAAGTAGATTATGCTGATGGTAGTCAAGGACCTGTAATAAGAGACGTGGTATCTAATACTACTGCGTCTGGATCTGCAATTTTAACACCGTCTAGACAGATATTAGTTTTTACATCTGACGGAACAGATTGGGATTTTACAAGCGATACACTGTATCCTTAAAATAGAATAAATAAGTATAGTAATACTTTTAGGGGCTAGACACAATGGCATATCAAATTGATAGATATAATAATACACTATTAACAACAGTAGAAGACGGAACAGTTGACCAAACAACTGATCTTAAATTTATTGGTAAAAATTACGCTGGATACGGCGAAATACAGAACGAAAACTTTTTATTCCTGCTAGAAAACTTTGCAGGGGCAAATCAACCATCAAGGCCTTTAAGTGGCCAAGTTTGGTTTGATAGCAGCAACAGCAAACTTAAATTTTATGACGGAACTCAGTGGAGAACAACTGGCGGAGCAGAAATAGGAAGTTCTGAACCTACTGGATTAACAGATGGAGATTTTTGGTGGGACAATACTAACGATCAATTGTATGTCTACAACGGAGCAGCATTTATATTAATAGGCCCTCAAAATGCTGGCGAAGGCGTAACACAAATGCAAAGCAGACAAGTGTTGGACGATACAGGCAATGCTCAAAGTATTATTACAGCAACAGTGAATGATACTGTTGTAATGATCATAAGTCCAAATTTATTTACACTTGATAGTATTACAAACCCAATTACAGGGTTTACTTTTATACAACGCGGTATTACTCTTATTAATTCAGAAACAGGTGAAACTTCAACAACACATAGATTTTTTGGAACTGCATCTGATGCGGATCGATTAGAAGGATCGTCTAAATCAGAATTTGTTTTAAAATCGGGTGCATCATTTGATTCATCAGTATCTTTTCCGGATGCTGGAATTGTAATAGGTAACAGCAATGATCTAAGTATATCTATCGAAAATGGTGTTGAAGCTGTAATTGCAAATACAACCGGAATTAATAGTAAGGTTAAATTTAAAAATACTACATCAGATGGTACATTAGCACATGTAGCTACAATGACAGCTGAAGGGTTGCTTCCAGCATCAACTAACCTTTATGATTTAGGAAGTGCTTCTTTACAATGGAATGACATTTATGCAACAAATTTTGTTGGAGTTGCATCTAAGACTACTACACTAGCAGATGGTACTGGTAGTTATAGGACGGCTAGAGTAGCAACTACTCCTGATACTGTTGTTGTTAGAGACGCCACCGGCAGTATAAATGCAAACTTATTCCAAGGTACAGCAACACAAGCAAGATATGCTGACTTAGCAGAAAAATATTCTACAGCAGAAGAACTTGCTCCAGGCACAGTAGTTTGTGTTGGCAGAGGCGAAGCAGAAGTTGAACCAGTTAATTCAGGTTGCGTAGCAATTGGTGTAGTTTCAACTGATCCTGCACTAATGATGAATAGTGAAGCAGACGGCCAATACATTGGACTTAAAGGTCGACTACCAGTACGTGTTGTTGGTTCTGTAAATAAGGGCGATGCAGTATATGTAAATGATAATGGATGTGCTGGAACTGCAATTAACGGCGGATCTTTAGTAGGCGTTGCGTTAGAAAGTAACAGTGACGAAGGCGAAAAACTAGTAGAATGCGTACTTAAAGTATAAGGTAGCAAAATGGCAAATATAACAGCAGCACGAATTAATAACCTACAGTCTAGGATTGAATTAATCCTAGGCAACGGCTCGGAAAAAAATGGATACGGTCAAACAGTTACAAGTGTGCAAGTTGTTCCTAACAGTATTATAGATGCAGATCATTTAAATAACATTTATACAGATATAGTAAAAGCTAGAATACACCAAGTAGGCGTTAGTGATCCGTCAATTTCAACTATTAAAGAAGTAATTGAAGATCTAAATGTTATTGCAGACGAAACATCCTTTACTGTTACTAATGAAGGTACAGTAGCAGACGATCCAGAAGGCTCTAAAAAGGGAATTGACGACTTTGAAGATTTAATGCAGCAAGTTGAAGTTGATAAACAACTGATACATCCTAGTCAAGCAACACTTGAGCAAGAGAATTCAAATCAACGAACAACAGTATGGAATGGAAAAGTTTTCCATACATTTTTAATTACTTTTAATGATGCAGACGCAAGGCGCCACTTCTTTAATTCAGGAGGACAAGTACGAATAGATCCTTCAAATGTCAATGCAACTACACCTAAAGGTCAAGATTGGGCATCATTACTAGATGAAGTTGGTATTATTATATTTGACAGTGATAGTACGTCTAGCACTACTCTTACTGGATTACCGATTGGTAATTTTAACTTAACCGAAGAATATCAAACTATTTTCTTTAAGTCGGGCACGGGATACTACAGTGGTGTATATGCAGGCAATAGAATTACTGTGAAAGCAAAGGTCGTAGGCGACACTCAGCTTCAGTTTAATGTTGAATTCAATGATTCTGCAACCGATAACTCAATTGATAACAACGTCACAGGTACGCTAACAAACTCAGTAAGAATTTATCGAGCATCGGGAACTAATGTTAGTGTTCCAACTCCAGGATTTAATACTCTACAATCACTAAGTGAACAGGGAACAGGAAATGATCCGTTGTATACACTAACAGCAAGTACTGCTACAGTTAACGAAGGATCGCCGTTTACAATTACTTTAAGCACACGCAATGTAGCATCAGGAACAACAATTCCATATACAATTACAGGCGTTTCTACAAGCGATTTAAATACAGGTTCGTTAACTGGTAACTTTGTATTGGATGAAAACGGAGTTGATGTAGCGTCTTTTCTTGTATTAGCTGATGATACTACTGAAGGTACAGAAGTATTTACGTTGTCTTTAGACAATTTTAATGTAAACGCAACTTTAACAATACAAGACACAAGTATAGATGTACCGACAGCCGAATATAGTGTTACGGTAAGCAGTGAATCAATAAACGAAGGCGGAACAGTTCAATTTATTTTAAATACAACTAATGTAGCTAATGCAACACTAGTTCCATTTACTATATCTGGTATATCTAGAGACGATTTAACACGCGGTGGATATACTTGGGACGACTGGTTTAACGAATGGGAAAACACGGGAACTTATTGGCCTAGAGGCACATATACTCGCTCTCAAATACTAGCTAGAAAAGAACTTATTTTACCATATTATGAAGGCAATCAACGTTACAACACTACTAATGGATTACGTTTTGGACTATATAGGCGAGCAGATTCAGCAGGATTAGCTTATTGGGTCGGAGACTCATTAAAAAATAACATGATAGGACAAGCCTTTACTGATGTATTTTTTAATGCAGTCCAAGCTGGTAATCCAGTCAGAGTACAGTACGCTGACAATGTCACTGATGCAACAGAATTAGAACGAGCACAGACGTCGGTAAAACCTTTCTTATATGGTACAAGTAGTGATTTTACAAATACATATGATTGGGACGACTGGTTTGATGAGTTTGCTGCTTCGGGTGCACCTAACTCGTCAACACGAAATTGGGGCGGCGCATCTAAGGCCGATGTGCTAGCTGCTAAAGATTTTATATTAAACATTTATCAAGGTAACGAGGATGTTGCAGCAGTATATGACGGTACAGGAGCCTCAGCAAGTCTATCGCCTGAGGGTGCCGGTGTCGTACTAAACAATGGTAACCCACTTTACGGATTTTTTAGAAAGCCAAAGGCCAACGGAATAGCTTATTGGACAAACGAAATAGTCGTTAACGGCCTTGATAGAGAATGGGTAAAAGCTTCTATGTTCAACTCGGCATTAGTAGCAGAATCGAACGGCACAGCAGTTGTGCAAGCAGATGGACAAACTGATGCTGCAAGAATAAGAACAGCAGATAAACTATTTTTATACCCACAAACTGGCACAGTAGTCCAGGATAGAGGAGACATTACTACAGTAGTAGGCAATAGAGGATCAGTTAATAACGATCTAGATACAAATTTACAGGGTAATTTCTACGTCCAAAGCGGCAATGCAATCAAAACTTATGCACTTAAGAACGATGCTTCGGCAGGAAACAACCCAGATGGATCTGATGAAGGCACCGAAATAATGACGCTAACACTTAATAACGGATTATCAAGTGCGTCAACATCTGTATTTGATACTAGTAGAGCAGATAATTCAGATGGTCCGCCACCATTCAACGAAGGTCCGGCTATAAATTCTTTTTCTTGGAGTAGAAATGCTGCTACATATGGTGATCCGTTGAATGTAGTTTGGTCTGTTACTAATGCTGACACAATACTAATAACCTTTGCTGTACCAGGACAGGATATAGCTCCTTTTTCAACAACAAATTCTACAGGTAGTACAACACTCTTTAATGCAGGAAATGTTTCAGGTAGCGCCACAGCCACTCTTACAGCTACAGGACCTGGAGGCACAAAGTCATCCTCAGTATCTATTACTATAGCAGGCCCTCAACCTTCTATTAATTACTTTCATCCAGTAGATCAGAATGGAAACTATTTAGGACCGACCACATCTCTAACAGCAGCGTTAAATGAGCCTGTTTATTATACTTACAGTGTATCAAATGCTAACAATATAACTATTACTACAGACTTTGGCGAAAGCTTTACATCGCCAGTATTATCGTTGCCCACTGGCAATACAGGTACGTTCCAGTTTAGTGTAGCTGGAACAAAAACAGCAACTCTAACTGCTACTAATGCTGATGGTGAGTCTATAGAACTTACAAAGTCTTTTGCTGTTGAAGAAGACGGCACAGTTGATTTACCACCGACTTGGGCATATACACCGACTTGGAGAGACTTAGCCGGCACCACTCCTGTAGGAACAAGTGGCAGAGGATATGCAGGAACAGTAGATCGAGATGCAGACATAACATATTCTATAATAGGACCGAGCGGTGACATATTTACTACAAGTTTAGGACCTGAAAACAATCAGCAAATTACAAATACTCCTACCTATACCTTCAGTAAAGAGGGAACACATTTACTAACAATGACAGCTACAACTCCAGGAGGTACGATTAGTGCTTACGATCAGGTGGTTGCATTAAGTGCTGTAGTAGAAACATATGAAATTACTCCCAAAGCTGCTACAAAACAGTTTGGAGAAGTTATATACTTTGTAATAAGTACACAAAATGTTCCGTTATCTACTAATTTTACTATTAAGCTTACTAACGGAAGTTTTGTAGCTACTAAAAGCACTAGCACAGGGTTAAGCGATTTTGGAGTTGTTCAACTGCCGTTTATTCTACAAGACAATGTAAATGAGAGTGGTCAAAGTGAGCAATACCCTACTGGAACTTACTCAGTTCAATTATATAAGTTAGGAAGTAGTACTGTATTAGATAGCACAACTCTTACAGTTTCAGCACTTAATCCGTCATATTCAGTTGCACCATCTGCACTTACAGTAACGCAAGGCGATACTGCTGAATACGTGCTGTCTACAACAAATGTTGAAAATAATGTAAGTATTATTACACGATTTACAAATAATAGCGATAGTGATGAGCTTTTTACAGTTGAAGATCTAATATCAAATAATTCAGCTACAATACAATGGCCGACTAGCAACAGAAGTACAGGAACTTATACAGTAGAATTTTTTAATACGACTTTTGATAATCTTGTTGCTACTGCGTCACTTACAATTAACGCACTACCTTCTACTTATACTTTAACTCCTCAAACAGCATCAACAATTGCCGGAGTTAATCCAGTGTTGTATTCACTGACGACTACTAATGTTTCTAATGGTACTTTGCTATATGCAACTTTAGATAAAGCTAGTAGCGGAACCCAAAAACAAATAGGCGCAGTTACAGTTAATAATAGTTTTGCATCAGTTCAAGTGAATACTTTGGCAGCAGACCCTGCAGGCACAGACTATAGTGTAAATATTAGGACAGACGGCTTTGACGGAGCAATAGTAGAAACAGCAGGATTAACTATTGCTGCTCCGCCAACTTATACTGTTAGTCCTCAAGATGCAATTATTAATGCAGATGAACAAGAATTTTATACTGTAACTACAACTAACGTAGCAGACGGAACAGTTTTATATTGGCACATTGGCACTAGTGCAAACGCTGCGGTTGCAGATGCTTCGGGACAAGTTACAATTACTAATAATACAGCACAGTTTGCATATACTCCGTCTAGTACTGAATTAGTAGCAGTAATGGATTTATACATCAAAACAGACGGTCAAGGCGGCACAGCAGTTGCTACAACTGGTGTTACGGTAGTAATACAGTCAGGTGCTTAACTTTCCAATAGTAATATAACATAAATAGTATTAAGGAGTAAAAGATTGCCTAATATTATTATTACAGCAGCACGATTCAATGATCTTTATGGACAAGTTCGCCAAATATTAGGGGATGCATCAGGTCCAACATATGACTGGGATGATTGGTATGACGAATTTAAATCATCCTACTGGGGCGGTGCCTCTAAGGGTGATGTAATAGCAGCTAAAGACTTTATAGTAAATCTTTATGAGAGTAATGACTCTTTTAGCACAAGTCTCGGCACAAGATATGGACTATACAGAAAAGCAAGAGCTTTGGGCGTAGCTTATTGGGTAAATGACATTGTTGCATCTGGATACAGTGAATCACAAACTTTAGATAACCTCTTTTATGCCGCACAATTTTCAACAGTTGTACAGGCAGACGGTCTAACAGATGCTCAACGAGTCCTAACTCCTAGTAAAACTCCTTTAGATTTTGGAAAAGGAACTGTAGTATCAGACAGGGGAACGTCCGGCTATGGATACGGTGCAACTATGTTAAGTGCACCAGCTAACAAAGGAACCCCGATTACAGCCCAAACTGATAAAATATCAGACGAAGAGTATATTAAATTATACAAAGATATTGTACGTATAGATGCGCATCAAAATGGCTCTTCAAACATAACTATAAATCCATTCGTTGTAGGCGACTTCGAAGCTAATCCTGCCACAGTAGATAAGGTAGAGGAAAGTTATATAGCAGGACTAGAATCTATAGTTACTACATTAGACACTAATAGATTTCAAATTAATGCAAGTAATCAGTCATCTATACAAGCACTACTAAATCAAGACGGAAATCAAATTGAATCAAGCAGAAGTTTAATATGGCGCACTCAAATTTCTCATATTTTTACAGTTCAGTTTGATTCAGATATTGACTTATATGCATTCTTTAACTCCGGCGGACAAATAATATGTTCTCCGAGAATTCAATATACTGGCAGTCAATTAAAAACAGTTAATTGGGCAAACCTTTTACAAAATATCAATAACATACAATTTGGAGCTCTACAAACTAGTGATAGTAACGGAGTTACATCTACATCGGGTTTTGAAGATCTAGTAACAGGTGCTTATACAAGAGTATATGTAAGCTCAAGTGCTTTGGCTTATGCAAATAATGTAGTAATTTTAGATGCACGAATTTCAGCAAACGATCAGATACAATTGAAATTAACACTGCTAGATAATCACAGCGAAAATATCGACGAATATGTACAAGGCATTGTATCTAATACTGTTTCTATTAGAAAAGCAGACGGAGAAGTAACTATTGCTGGTGAAACAATCGATACTGTAAAATTTAATGAAACAATAATCGGACAGCCTGTTTCAGAATTTTAGCCACTCTTTCCTTGACAAAACAAAAAATCTGTTATATACTATAAGTTAGTTATGGTATAGGAGTATACATATGGACGAACGTCTAGAAAAAGCACTTGAATTTAGTAATTTTATGGTTACTTTTAATAATCAAAAGCGAGTGTTAAAAGAAAAATATAGTCAAGATTTAATTTATTATTATGTAGGAGCACAGTTTACAGTAACCAAAGAACTAATTAATTTTTGTTATACATTATTATCTTCAGACAACACTGAAGCAATTATCTTAGACGATAATGATTTGCCGATACAAATTTCTAATCTACAAGAATTTCATACCAACATACTTGACATATACTTTACAGCGTCTAACGAGTATTTTAACAAATATGTAGCACTAAAAAAACATAGATCAGTGCAGGGGTTAGTAGAAATAAATGTCTAAAGGTGTTCTTGTAATAGCTAGAAATAACAAGAATATTGATTACGTCAAGCAAGCAATATTCTTAGCTAAAAACGTGTCAAAGTATTTAAATTTGCCCACATCGATTATTACTGATAATGCAAATTATGTTACTGAACACTTTGACCCGACTGTCTTTGATAAAATTATTTCTATAGAGTATGATGATGCAATGAATTCGCGTAGTTTTTATGACGGCGGATTAGCATCAAAGAGTGACAATTTTAAAAATTCGTCGAGGTCTGTTGTATACGATCTTACTCCTTATGACGAAACTCTTTTATTAGATAGCGACTTTGTTATTAACAATGATATGTTTTTAAAATGCTTTGAAAGCAATCAAGATTTGCTACTTTATAAAGACTCTTGTGAGTTAAGTAACACACGTAACACAAAAGAATTTACATATATTAGTGATACGGGCTGTGAATTTTACTGGGCAACATGTGTTTTCTTTAGAAAAAGTTCAGTAAATAAAATATATTTTAATCTAATTAAACATATACAAGATGAATGGAATCATTACAGAAGACTTTATCAAATTCAATCAAACTTATTTAGAAATGATTTTGCGTTTAGTATAGCTATTCATATAATGAACG